TCTATCATTACCTAGTATACCAAATTTACCATTAGTTTTTATATGGTGGAATTCTGTTAGCGTAGGAAGAACACCATCTATCTGTGAAACTACGATATCTAATGTATAACCAGATGCACCAGTTTTACTTCGTAATTGTGTTAACTTAACTACATTAAGATCAGTTTCTAACGTATCAGAACTGTCCCTAGGATACTCTGCTAACTTGGTACCTTGATTCTTAAGAGCGGTAGCAGTATGTGCGAACCATGCATTATTCAATAAGTAGAAGAATGAACCTGATACACCTTTTATCTTATCAGCTGTTTTAAGATATTGTAACTTCTTAGTAGGTTGATTATATTTAGCAGGACCACTAGCCATATCTATCTTCTCCCCTATCTGTGCTGTTATTAAGAAGAATGTATTAGATCTATTAGTTACTCTAGGTAATGATTTCAATACCTTACTTTTGAACAGACCTTGCTTCATGAATACTGTATTAGAATCTTCTATATCTTTACTAACCATACTAACAGTAGCTTCAGCTTCGAACTCTGAAAAACTATCTATCTCTACGAACGTAGGTGTTATAGTTTCTAATTTACTTTTAGTATAAGGATCTCTGAATGCATCATATTGTATAATACTATTCTTATCCTTAGCTTTAGCATCTGTATAGTCTAGAAGACTGTTATACCATTCATCAGCGTATAATAATGATTTATCAGTTATAGACCACTCTGGGTCACCGTCTGTTATAAGATTAGGTTTAAGGTAACTTTGTTTACTAGCCATGTATTCTAATCTATCTAAAGATATATTAACTTCAGTATCATAAGTTAGCATCTCTGTAGGGCTTGATGATTTAATAACATTAGCAGCTGTTAGCATCATGTAGTGCATAATAGTAGATTTAAAGTTATTACCAGCTCCTATAACACCAGTTATCATACCTAGCCCACCGTTCAATATAGATTCACCTTTAGCCCCTGTTACATAGCTTCCTGTTGGTATATCCATCAACGAACCTATGTTGATAAGTACTTTTGGTTTAGTCTTTTGTATTATTCCGAATTTTACCATTGCATATCCTTATGTGTATATTCTATCTATTGAATCAACAGAGTTAAAAAAAGAAAAGAATAGTAGATGAACTAGTGACCATTACAGCCACTAGTTCATTATTTTAAATATACACTATTAGTATACATATTACAGTACACACCTATATCACCTGTGTTAAGTTCTACTATAGTATAGTACTCTAAGAACTTATCACTTATCTTATTAACAACTAAAGTAAGCTTAGGTTCTAACTTCTCTATAGACTTAAGACTATTGCGATTAATAATATCTAAACCTAACTCTAATGTTATAGTAGCCTCAGGTATCTTAGTAGTGAGTAACTTAGCACTAGCTGGCAATATACATAGATTCTTACCTTTATCATTAACTTCATATACTAGATTAGTTATATCGGTATATGTTCTACTTATAGTATCTTTCTTATTAATAAGATAATCTTTAACTAAGTTATAAAGAACATAAGTCTTCTTGATAGCAGCATTAGCTAGTCCTGGAGGACGTATAGCCATAACTACTGGTTCACCCTCTAGAACTGATAACTGTTTAGTCTTGTAATTAAACGTTATAACATCATTACCAAATAGCGTAGTATTAAGCATAGTTGGTTGTGAATATAACTGGTCTAATATTATAGTAGATATAACAGACATGTTATGTAATTTAGATGTATAGTTATCTATATAAGTTTCTATTTCAACAGGTGGTTGGTCTTTAAATATAACTAGACCGAAACCAGCAGTATTACTCTTCTTACCAACTTCATCAACAGCGCTATAGTTAATAATACTGTACATAGTATGTTCCCTGTTGATAGCTCTATGTTCACCTGTAAAGAATAATTGTTTAACTTTAAGTAAAGGATGTCTAACTAGATTAGGCTTCCAGTACTTTTTACTATCTGTTAGTGTAAATAACAACTCTGGTTTATGATGACAAGATTTATCTCTACCTAAGAATGCTAGTCTATCAGCTAGATTATTACCAAGATCAGTACCGTGTGCTTTAACTTTGATAGCAGTAACTTCTAAGTTAGCTTCTTGAGCTTCTGCTAATAAACCTTCTAATAGTAACCAATAGTTATAGTTAGGTTTAGTAGTATCTAACTTCCACTCTTTATTATTATCAGTCATAATAGTATGCACTACACCTAGTACATACGTACTGTCTGTTTTGAATATAACTTTAGTTAGGTTATAATCTTCTAACTTAAGTAACTGGTTAAGTGTTTCTGCAACACCTAATAACTCACCTATATTATTAGTACCTGGTGGTATATAACTATAAACAGCATTGATATAAACTATAGGTGCTACTAACACATGTTCTATCTTAGGTAACTGTTCTTTCTCTAAGTAACCTATATTAGTTATAGTATTACCATTAGGTTGGTCAGTATGACGTTTGGCTGGTGGCTGATTGCTAAATATATACCCATGTGAACCAGCTCCGTAAGGCTTATCTCTACTGTTATTAAGTGCACTACCATCTGTGTAACAGATAGCTGTATGTTCTATAGGTAACTCTTCTACTTGATCGCTCATGATATCTCCTCTGTTTGTCTATTGAATTAACTGTGTTTAAAATACTAGTATGTACCTATATAAATAATATATAACTGTATATAATCGGAAATAGTGAATTCTATTATAATATAACTATATATTCTTAGAGGGGATATTATAGTTTTCTCTATATACATTCTTTTTTGTTCCGTTAACACCAGGCTCTTATTCTTTCTTGAATATAAATATACAGGAGCTATATATGTCTAAAGAAATTATTAATGTAAATGACGGTATATTTACCGAGGCAGAACAAGAATTATTAGAACTAACTAAGAAAGCACGTGTAGACATCATTAAGGACATGACTCGTAATGGTTCTCCTACTGGAGCTAGAGATATAGAAGTGCTCGTAATGACTGCTACGTCTCTAGATAAACAAGTTAATGATGCTGCTAATAGTAGGCTTAAACACTCTGATAATAATAATATTGAAACTACACTTAACATAGTAGCAGAAGCACTTAAAGTTGTTGCTAAAGCTAATATGACGGAAGTTACTCAGTTAGCAGAACTACCAATTGAACTAGATGTAGACGATTTTGCACCTGGTGAGAATGTTATAGAAGCAGAAGTGTTGTCAGTAGATGACTTTATACCAAATAAGGATTAATGTATGATAATCAATTCAGCAAGAACCATGTACTCATTACGATTACAGATGAATATGTTACAAGGTAAACAACATAATACCTTACCTAATACTACTATGAATGAAAAGTTAAATATACTACCAACAGAAGTTGTTCCTACTAATGTATATCCTACTATTAAATATTTTGCATTAGGGATAGGTGGTGCAGATCTGGTTACTGGTATATCAACATATAGTTTCAGTAAACATAAACCTACAGATGCAGCATTATTCGAAGAGATACCTTATATACTAAGATTAACTACTAATGACTTAACACCTACAGAACAACTTAAATATAGATTTAAGAAGTTACTTAATATAAATGGTACTGAATATAATGCATACTATATGAAAGCTATACCTAGTACAGATATAACGGATGGGTTATTTAAAGTTAGTATGACTAATAATATACCTACACTGTCTGTATTTGATACTAATACAGATAAACTTCTTAATCCAATACCTAGAGATCCTACTAGTTCACTATTAGATCTTAACGTTACTGACTATATAGCTAATGTTATTAAACTTAAATTCATATTAACAGCAGCTGAGTTAATAGAAATCAATAATGTTTTAGATATATTATATGGTGTTAATAATGGTAAGAATATAAGAGAGATAGCAGTTGTCACTGGTATAGATAAAACATTACAAGATGGATCTGTAGAGGCTACTAATTCTGAGATAGGTTTTCATGTTGAAGTTAATATAGATAACCAGAGTTATTTATCTACAAACAAGGACTTTATTAGAAGTATAGAATTAGGCGGTATGGAAATACTAGCACTCTAATAGATAGGATATCAAATGGATGAGTATATATATATAATATCTATAGACCCAGGTAATAACTTAGGTATAAGTATATTTAAAATAGGATTACCGTATTATAATATACTAGAGATAACTAATAAACAGTATATACTAGATAACCTAGTTGATAAAGATCTAGGTAAAGATAAATTACTTTATAAATTATTAGCTTTACAAAATATAATAACCGGGCTAGTTAATATGTATAACCCGCATGCTATTATAGCAGAGGCTGCTTTTCTTAATATAAGATTCCCTAAGGCTGTTATGCAGTTATCTTCTTATATAGCTACTATAGAGTTAACTGCTATAAGTATAAATAAATATATAAAATTATTTAGATATCCTCCTAAGTTAGTTAAGCGTCTTATAGGAGCTGGTGGTAATGCTAAGAAAGATGATATGACTATAGCCATAGATAAGATACCTGATATAGCTAACCTAGTAGACACTTCTGTTCTAACAGAACATGAGATAGATAGTTTAGCTATAGGATATGTTGGTATAGAAGAGATAAGAGCTGCTCCACATATTATGTACACACTATAGGGTATGTTCCCTATAGTGATGTATCTTTTTTGCAGTTACTTTTTAATATGAAACAACGGGAGGTAATATGATGCGGTATATAAAATTTATATTGTATTTAATTAAGTTATATAAACCTACTAAACTTATAGATAAAATACATATATTACAATATAAGTCTATTAATATGTATACTAGCACTATATCTAATAAGCGGGTTAGTACTATTGAAAAGAATATAATAAAATACATAGATATACTAGATAAATATAATAAAGAAGATATGGTTAATGGTTACATAACACTGCCTAAAGTACGTAGTAGTAGAATAGTAGCGTATAGTCATTGGTATTGTGATGAGAATTACAATATGCTTACTAATGATGAATTACAAACATGGTTATCTTCTGCAGAGATATTTGTAAATAGGTATATGTTATGTGTGCAAGAAATCGGTAAAGGTATAGCGTATAGTAATTCCGTTAAATTACAATCCTATATTATTAATATAGAAAGTATAGTAGATGATATACTTAAATACACATAGGTACCAATAGATACGGTACAATAAGGAGATAGTATGGCTGAAGTCAAACTTAGTGACAAGGTGTCACAAAGTGAGAATGGTGCGTTAGCTGGGTTATGGAAGAAGATCAATAAGGATCTTAATTTAGAAGCAGCATTAGACTACATGGTAGGTAGGTATGTTAACAAGAATAAAACACTAGCCGGACTAACTAGAGTTAAGAATGTTAATAGGAAGACTAAGAATAGTTTGATACGGAATATAACTGCATCAGAGATGACATGGAAGACGTTCCTTGATCTTATATTCAATTTTCTTAACGTGAGGAGAGTTGATATAACTGTTAAGCTTACTATGCCTAACGGTGATGAAACTATACATACAATAGCAGTTAATAATGCTGATGTAATAAATGAACAGGAGAGTAATGATGATAAATAAACGAACACTAGAACACGCTATAGAAGAGACACTGGAGAAGTACACTGATGAGACATCTCTACTTGCGATAACAAAGTTTATGTCAATGTTAAGCAAACTACATACATATAGTTTGATATCAGATACTAGTTCTAAAACTATATTTGACTATATAGCTGGTGATGATCAGGACACTATTCTTAGTTTAATTCTAACCACTATAAATTCATTATCTATAAACGGTACTAATGTAAGCGAGTTACAAAAACTTATTTTAGATAATTTATCAGACCTAACCAACAGTATGTATTATACTAATGAATTTAAAGCATTGGTAGGTACTGAAACTAATATTGATGATAACATACTTGTTATATGTATGTTATACAGACTGAACATGAAATTAGTTAAATCTATATTAGAGGAAGCCGCATGAAAGAATCAACTAGTATACTTGTAAGTAGACAAGAGATAATCAATATAGATCCCACTACTATGAAAGAGGGTGTTGACTATATCAATGTAGTTAAAGATAGTGAATATGAAATAGGTAGTAAACTGTCTCTAGGATACCCTGTAGGCTTCAAAACAGTATTTGGTACCATAGGTACCCTTAGAGCCGGTATGGACTTTATAAGCACTCCTAGCTACCCTATAGCACTACTTAATAAGAAGAAGCTTACTAAACATGATATCAATAGGATACCTAGTAAAAGAGTTACTGTTCCTAACTATTGGGGGATCGTAGCATATATGACTTGTGCTAGGATAAAGACTGATGAACATCTTATGAAACTGTTAAAAGATAATGAGGTAGTATTAACTAGTGTTAATATTAAGAAAACTGAAACTATGGGCATATCTGGAGCTACATATATCCCTAACTATAAAATGGGTAGGTATCTATCTATCGTTAGATATATATCCGATATGTTAAAATGTAATAAATTTACAGATAATGATATTAAACAATTTATATTAGCCTGTAGAGATGACAATACAAAAGGACTATTTGACGAGCTACCATTCTCGATCAAAGTAAGTATGTAACTAGATAGCCATATGGCTATCTAGTTACGTTTCTTTTTTACTAAAAACTACTATTGACAGTAGTTCTTCTTAAATTAATAGCAGGATTACTGAACTGGTTATTATTAACACCATTCAATACGTTATTAACACTTGTTTTATCAACATTAGCCAACTCAGTAGCTCCAGTAGTTGGAGTAGTTGATTTAAGAGTAGGTAGTGTCTTAGATATCTCTTCTAGTGTTGCTAGCATCCTAGCTTGAACTTCATACGAATCTTTAAGTGTGCTATGAACATCCTTTATAGCAGAGTGTGAAGCTTTAGCTATAGTATTATGTTCTATATTAGAACTAATACTTGTACTATTAATATTAGGTAATTTATTATCTTTACCACCATTTAATGTTAATTTAACTGCATTATGTTTAGCCATAGTGGTATTATCACTATTATTAGCTATAAGTCCTGCGGGCTGTTTATTAACATTTAATACAGATTTAGACATAGTAGCATTAGCTACAGTTGTACCTGTATTATCCTTACTGTTATTAAATATAGGAGGATTAGTATTATATATATCCCCAACTATACGCTTAGCTCGATTACCAACTTGGTTATACCACTTACTACGCATAAAATGAGCAGCAGCTGTTTGATAATCACCTGTTTTAAGATGCTTAAGAGCTGTCGTAAACTTAAGTAACCCAGGTACGCCTAAGTTAAATGCCATGTTAACCATATCCCCCTGTATATTAGAAGGATGATTCTTAAGCCATGGTATTCTTTTATATAACTCTTTAGACGTTCTAGCTATGTCATATGCTAATACATAATCAGACTGTTTATTAGTTATAACACTAGTATCATAACCTATTATCTTCTTAAGTGGTATACCTTTATGTTTATCAACTAGGTGACCAGTACCTATGGTATCATAACCTAAACTATCTTTATAAACATGATTAACAGTACCTTCATCTTTCTTAAGGTTATCCATAACATCACGTAAACTTAAATTAGGATTGTCATAGTTAATTCTAGCTGGTTTACTATGCTTAGTATCAAATACAGATATAGGAGTATTTGATTTATCAGTAGGTATGTTATAATCAGCATTATTAACAGGTTGTTGTTTAGTAATGGTATTTTTAACAGTGTTACCTGGTTTATGTAACTTTAATCTAGCGCGTCTTTCTTTAGCTTGTCGTTTATAGTAGTCATTAACAGACTCACCAGGTTGTTGGCCTTCAGCGTCTTTTTTCATTTGTGAATTAATATAATCATCTTTATCATACTTATTCTTACTACCAGATTTAGATTGTTTATTCTTAGTCTTACTATCAACCTCGGCTTCAACTTGTTTCATATCAACACCGTCCGGCACTTCGTCGTTATTAAACAAATCAAATCCTAGTATCTGTAATGATACAGCAGATAACAAACTATGACCTTGAGTCATATAGTATATGATATAACCAGCATCGTATATAAGTAATGCCCAACCTAAGAATGGAAGTAACCTACCGGTTATCTTAGCAGCCAGCTTACCTAATAACTCACCAGCAGCTTTCTTACCGAATCTCTTAAGTATACGCCCTTTAAAACGTTTTAATACACCTATGATCTTCTTAGCTATACCAGCTTTAGCTTTCTTAGTAACTGCTTTACCGATAGCTTTTTTAGCGGCTTTTTTACCAAGTTTCTTACCTGTTTTAGCGCTAACCTGTTCTACATCTTCAGTAACACCAGATATTTTACTAGCTACACTTTTTACAGTTTTGGCTGCTTTAACTGTACCTGTAACTGCCGATTTACCAGCTTTATATACTTTCACACCAGCTTTAACTGTTTTATACCCAGCATACCCAGCTAACCCTGCTACTACACCAGTACCAACTTTTTCAGCTTTAGTAGATTTATAATTAGGATCTTCTTCCCCATCATTAGGAGCTAATCCACCTAAGCCAGGTATGTGTGATAGTCCTCTTCTTAATACATTAAATCCATGTTTAACACCACTAACGAAACCTTTGATGTCATCTAGAGTAATCCCCATAGCTTGAGTTGCTGCTAATATACCTAAAAATATATTTGTAGGATTTAAAAAACTACTAGCTTTATCTTTTATAGTTTTTAGTATACCAGCTTTCTTAGGATCAGTCTTCTCACCAGGTTTCTTCTTGAATATATTAAGTCTGTCTAAGAAACTACCGTCACGTTTACCGTCACCGTCTTTGTCGAACTTCTTACTGTCCTTAGCTTTCTTAGCTTCTTCCTTATCCTTCTCAGACTCACGCTTCTCTTTAATATCCATCATACTATCAGCTATCTTCTCCATAGAGTTTTCAAGCTTCTCTTCTACTGGTTTATCTTTCTTAGACTTGTTCTTAGTCTTAGGGTTATACTCAGGGTCGTTATACTTCTCTGTTTCACCTAGATTAACAGCATTTTCATTAAACCTATCATACGCAGCACGTTTAGCTCTAATAATATTAAGTGGTACATTATCAGTAGCTCCATTCAGTGGGTTGAATAGTGTATTAGCAGTTTTACCAGCACCACTTAGTCCCATACCAGCAGCTTTAAAACCTAGTGAACCAACAGCTCCTAGTCCTTTACCTAATATAGTACTACCAGCACCCATCAACTTAGTATCTAACGATCTAAGTCCTTTAAATGGCGCACTATTAGCTAGACCTACTGCTTTACCAGCTAACCCTACTGTACCTATACCAGCTCTTAGACCTAGTCTTGCTGTATGGAATCCTAGTTTAGGTATAGCCATAGCACCATGCTTCATAGTTAGACCGAATAGTTTCTTATCTAACTTCCTAGTCTTCTTAAGTATGTTCTTAACAGAGAACTTGTTGAATAACTTACTAAGAACACCAGAACCGTTCTTACGATAACCATAAGCACGTAACCATGTATCAAAATCAGTAACATAACCCTCTTTAAACTCAGATGATTTGAAGAACTCATCTCTAAGAGCATTCTCTTGATCCATAGTAACTTCTTTAAGACCGGTACCAGTTATCTTACCCATCATCTCGTTAACTAGATCATCTCTAAATTTAGTCATCTTAGTCTGTAACTTACCGATAACATTCATCTTAGAACGAAGTTTACCGAATAGATCAGTAACAGCATCAGCATCATCTAGAGGACGTATATTCTTACTGATAGCCATCCATCTATTGAAAGATAGTTTAGGATCTAGTTTAAGTTCAGTAGATGTAAAGAACTCTGTTCTTAGTGCTTGTTGTTCTTTATCTGTAAGGTCTTTAAAATCCTTAATGAATTTAATATCAACATACTGGTTAGCTTTATTAACGATAGCGTCTTTAGCTATCTTAAGGTTATCTCTCCAGTTATTCTGGCTGTACTTCTTGAATTGTGCATACTGCTTAGTATGTTTATCTCTAAGATAACTTTTAACATTATTAACACCGGTATCAATTTTTTGTTTACCGTGTTTAGCAGTATATTCTATTAATAGCATAGGAGCAACATACTTAAGATACTCAACTTCTGTATAAGGACCTTTATAACGTTTATAATGGTTCTTAATAAATCTAAGTTGTTCTTTAGATAACACCAATCCCTGAGATTTTATTATAGCCGCATCAGTAAGTTGTTTAGCACGCTTCTTAGTTTTAATAAGAGCATTCTTAGATTTAATCTTACCTTTGTTATACTGGTGTATAGCTTTTTTCTCAGTTTCTTTACGTAGATTATTAGCTTCTACTCTACCTTGCTCTGTAAGTAACTCTTTAGCTACTGTCTTAAGGTAGGTAAGGAAGTCTAACCCACGATCGTTACGTTTATAAGCACTCTTGATAATTTTAACAGATGATTTAGGTAGGAAGGTACCGTAGTGTTCTACTATCTGTTTATCAGTATACTTAAGTAGATCTCGTTTGTTACGCTTATAGGTTATCTTACCTATACGGGTAGTTCTATCTATCTTATCTAACGCAGCATCTTTAGCATTTTCTAGATGTTCTATACCTTTATCAATTTTACTCTTACGGTCTTTATCGTTAGTCTTATTACCTATCTCAGATATCATATCCTTAACTTCGTTAAGTACACCTTTATTATTACCACTAGCACTATCTGCTATAAGTTTATTAACTCTGTCGGCATTAGTAACGAACTCTTGACCATGTATAACACCAACTACTTGATCTTTAGGAGCATCAGTAGACCAACCACCTAATTTAAGACTAACGCCACCAGGTATCTTAGACTTTCTTTTCTCTTTGATTTCATAATCATATACAGATGGTATTTTATCACCATTTTCTTTAGCTTTAGCAACATCTGCTTTGTATTTATCTTGTTGAGATTTACTTAGTTTATCGTAATGTTTTTTCTCTTCGATAGATTTGTCTAGCTTATCACGATTAGCTTTAAGCTTATTAGTATTCACTCTACCTAATGACTTAACTAGTTTATCTTGTAAACCTTTCTTATCTAACTCATATCCACCATTATCATTCTTTTTAAGATAACCTTCACTAACACCTATATCAGACATACCGCGCTCGTGTAACTCACTGAACGTATTCTGCATGTTCTTAGTGCTACTACCTATACCGTCTAATTCTGCATTAAAACTATTGAGTATTGATGGATCATCAGTAGCTGCTTTTTTAAGTTTATTAAAAGCAGGTTTAAGTTGTTTAGTTATATCTTTAGGTAATAACTTATAGAACTTATTACTGGCTATTGCGTCTAAAGATAGTGTACCTTTATTAAACACATATCTTAATAGCGCTTCTCTAACTTTAGATTTACTAGGGGAGTCTAGTTTTATTTCACCATGTTTCTCTAGTAAGTTGATTATACCTTCGGCGTGAACAGCTGTTCCGTTCTCGGTATTACTACGTACTTCACTTCTTATATTCTTAACTATATCTTTTCTAGTTTCGAACTTATCAGTAACGTGGTTATAAGATAACTCATCCGCACTTTTACCCTTACCTGCTATAGTAGATGATTTAAGAGTAGCGTATATCTTACCTAGTAACTCTGGTATGACTTTGATTATACTAGTCTTAGTTCTATTATCGAACGTGGTTACAGAGTTGATATCTTTCTTCTCTAGAGTATAACCTTTAACACTTTTAGTATCTAATATCTCAGCAGCCTGTCCTAGCATAGCTCTCAATATAGGGTTATTAACATTCTGCATATGATCGTTGATAGTGCCAGACATATCGGCCATACCATTCTTCATCTTATATATAAGTTCTTTACCCTTATCTGTCTTCTCTAATTCTTTACCTAGTTTCTTACCAACTTTACTCTTTAAGAAATCAGCTAGTACGTTACCAGCCATGTTAGACTTATTCAAACCACCCATACTATTCATGGTGTCAACAACACTTAATGTATCGTCAACAACACCCAAACCAGACATGATCTTGTCTTGGAGACCTTCTACTTTCTCTTTGATATTAGATGCTATCTTACCACCAACTGATTTATCATTGTTAAAGAATGATTCAGTTAGTTTAGTACCAGCATCTAGTTTCATCTTGTGTATGAATGCTTCAGAGTTCTTAGTTTTGATTATATCAGGTAACGCAGTATTCTTAACTAACGCTTCTAACTGGTTCTTGAAAACATCAGCTATACCCTTAGTAGCTTCTAGATGTTCTTTTTGAACGAATAGTGATTTATAAGCAACTTCTAAATTACGTCTATAGTAACTAGAGGTTATCTCATATGAGAACTTTCTATTATAACCAGTATTGGTATTGATACTATTAAGTAACTGTTGTTGTGTCTTAGTTCTATCTAAATCTATTTGTTTATTAACTAACTCTTCTATTTTATCATGTTTATCTTTAGCACCAAGAGTCTTTTCTAGCATAGCTGCTATTTCATCATTATTGATCTGCTCTTTAGAAGGACCTTTACTAGTTTCTTCGCCACCTAGGAACCCAGCTATCTTATCAGCAACACTATTTAATTTAGTACTACTCTCTGGTATATATCTACGCATAGCTGCAAAAGTTTGATTAGCGTGTTTCTTAACATCTAACCCAGCTTTAGTTATCTCTGATTTAAGAGTATCCTTTATATCAGTAGCTTGACTAACTTCTGAACTTACTGAATCAGGTATGGCAGCTGACGCTATATCCATAGCTGAACCTAATTTATCATCAGTCATCCCTTCTGCAAAACCTTTAGCACCATTCTTGATAGAGCTAAGAACAGCTTCTCTAGTGTTCTTAGGTGGTGGTTCTGATATATCAAAATCACCAGTTAGACCAGCTAGGTCGTCGTCTAACCCTAGATCCATATCGTCAAATTCTAACTTATCTTCTTTATCAGCCATCATATACTCCTTATGTCTATTTATAGCTATATTATATATCAACCTGTATATAGTGGAAGACTTTTCCTTGATACATATATAGATATTAATAATCAAAGAAACCTGCGTAGGTATCGATATTCTTTATTATAATACCTATATATAATAAGATAGATATTTAGTATATAGATTATAACTGAATAGACTATATAATACAGGGAGTAATAAGATGTATACATATAAGAAAACACCCTTTAATATAGATATACTTATATTAAAGAAAGCTGATGTTAGATACTTAGGAGAAGTTACTTCTCTTAATATATTTGAATCTAGTACACAGAACTTCGATCCGCATGGGTTATTCAGTACTGAAATATTTGGTACGATAGGCACCTCGGAGCGTAATGAAAGATTCGGGTATATAGATCTACATACCGAAGTATTTCATCCACTAGTATTTGAACATATATCTAAGTTAAAATCACTATACAAAGAGATAGCGTATGGTAGAAAATATGCTATATTCGATAAGAAGTTAAAAGACTTCGTAGCGTCAGATATAGAGCGTGGTAGAACTGGATATAGTTTTTTATTAGAATATATAGATAGTGTTAAGTTTTCAGATAACGATAGTGATCAACGAGCGTACCGTATCAAGTTACTTAAGATGTTTAATAATGAAGAGTCTATGATGAAGTACTGGCTAGTACTACCAGCTGGGTTACGAGACTATACTGTTAGTGAAGATGGTAAACCTAGTGAAGATGAAGTTAATGATATCTATAGAAAATTGATGAATACTACAGCATTACTTAAGAATACTAAAATAGATAAAGATCAGTTACATCTTATAGATAATATAAGAATAAAGATACAGATAGTACTAGAAGAGTTATATCAACACTATAAAACACTACTAGATGGTAAGAATAAATTTATACAAGGTAAATGGGCTAAGAGAGCTATCAGTAATGGTACTAGGAATGTTATAACACCAGTTATCTATCAGAATAACGATGTTGATGATCCTAATAAACTAACTATGGATGATACGATAGTTGGTATATATCAATATGTAAGAGGCATAGCACCTGTTACTATGAATAAGATACATAGTAAGTTCGTATCTAGGGTACTGAACCCTGATAGTAATTCAGCGTTACTAGTTAACCCCAAGAGTATGAAATCTGAACTGAAAGAAATATCTATCAAAAAGAGAGATGAGTGGTTGAGTCTAGAAGGACTAGATAAGATCATACACACATTATCACAAGTAGATAGAAGAGCCGAACCTGTTATTATAGATGGTTGGTATATGTTCTTAGTCTATGATAATGGTAAAGAGATAGAGGTTATATATAACACAGATAACATGGATGAAGAGTATGATAAGAAATACATAAGACCTATGACATATGTAGAATTATTGTATTTAAGTATATACGACGTACGTGGTAAGTACCCAGCGTTATTAACAAGATACCCAGTAACTGGTCTAGGTAGTATATATCCTACTAAGTTATATGTTAAAACAACAGTTACTGGTAGAGCAGTAACGCTCATAGAGAATGGTAATAGGAAAACTGTAATAGAATATCCTATACTTACAGAACCATTCGTATCATCCATGTCGCCTAGTAGTAATCATATTGGAAAACTAGGAGCTGACTTAACGATTAAATAAATCAAGGTCCTTCATACAGTAATGTATGTCGAATAATACTTTGAATTGCGGGAAACCCCTAAATGCTGTAGCACAGTTACTAATGAGAAATCTATAGTAACTAGATAAAGCGTGTCTAAAGATGCGCGCTACGGATGGTATTAAGTTACCAATATAAGCATATTAATATAAACCTAGACAGACTTATTAACTGTTAGTAGATATATTAGTATTGTGAGTATAATGGGCAACCGAGAGACCTAAGGTCTCCTTACGCAGCGAAGACTCTAAGTCTATATAGATAAGAGTAACGTTCAACGACTATTCCTTAGCGGGAAGTAGAGCCAAGTGGTACCCGTAACTAGGGTTTAAATCGAAGTGGAGTAACTCCTACTGAGTTAATAACAGAGGAGTATGATATAGTCTAGTCTGCAGTGAGAGCTGTAGCTGATTGGTTACCCTTATAGGGTTATAAACCAACCAATCGCTGTTAATGTAACGAGTTAACTGGAATACCACGATGACGGTAAAATTTGCCAGTATTGCTAGTGATAGTAATACGATAACTGAGTTAATTGCGGGGATCGGCTAAAGCTGGTGTACTACAATATACAGGAAACTAGTATATGATAGTCTAACAACACACCGGATGAGTATCTGAGATATAACGGATATGAAATGGAGTACCGTGGAACCTAAGGTTCCCTTACGCAGCGAAGCACCTTAAACAGCGAGAGCTATCCTATATGGAGTGTGAACGTTCAACGACTAACGGGTTAATCACCGTGTAGGGCCTAAGCAGGTGGGT